TCATTTCACTACTAAGAAGCAAATAAGCTCAAAGTCATCCAGCCCGTTGATCTCCGACATCAGGGCAGAAGTCCCGCCAGCGGAGAACAGGCTGTCAATATCGCTTTCTTCTTTTACATCAATAATGGAATTTATCGCATCGGAGAGAAGCTGCGACACTTCCTCCATGTTCCTTCCATCATCAGTTTCCTTGTTGAATTTCTCGCACAGTGTCAAAATCGGTTCAGACTTTCCTCGGCACAGCAACCGGACGGTGTCCAGCAGCTTCTTCGGATTCAAGTAGTCGCAGACAATTTCTCCGTCTACACCGATATACACCATGTAGAACGGGTGAATGCGATTCTGGTTATCAATGTTGATACTGTTATTGATGTTCCGTAGGACAAAGATCACGCCCTCCGGATTCTCCTCCGTGGCCGGAACTACCGCGTGCAGTCCCTTCGGCTTAGTACTAAGGTCATGCGTCTTTATATATTCCAGCAGGTCAAGCCGGAACTCATTTAGTCCCAGATCCATGATGGAAATACCCGTGGACATATCTTCAATATCCACGACCTCTTCCTGCAGACGCTTCAGCTGCTGCTTTCTGTATTCGAGGTCGCCTTTTTCCTCTGGATTGATCAGGTCATCGTCTCCGGTCGAGGTCATAACGGAGATTTTCATTCTGGTCTCCACGCGAGATTTAAGGTTGATGTAATCGTCCAGCGTCATGTCCGGCCAGAAGTTCACCAGCTGAATATACAGGTTCCTGCTGCCGATACGGTCAATTCGACCGAAGCGCTGGATGATGCGCACCGGATTCCAGTGAATGTCATAGTTCACCAGATAATCGCAGTCTTGCAGGTTTTGACCTTCGGAAATACAGTCCGTAGCAATCAGGACATCAATTTCCTTTGTACTGCCCGGCATCAGAACATCACGGCTCTTTGATATAGGCGAGAAGCAGGTCAGCACATTATTGAGCGTGGCTTTCAGGCCTTTGATGGTAGTCCGTCCGTCAATGCTTCCAGTAATAACCGCTGTATCCAGACCATAGTTTGATTTCATGTAGGCAGACACCTGATCGTACAGATACTCTGCCGTATCGGAGAACGCGGAGAAGATCAGCACCTTCTTGTTGCCCTCATTGATAGGATGCTTCATTTTGTCATCCAGAAGATGAAGCAAGGTCTGCAGCTTCAGGTCATGCTCCGGTGTGACGTCTGCTATCATAAGCGTCAGCAGCTCAAGCGTATCCGCATCGCGCTGCAGCTCATCACGCCATGTTTTATAGTCCATATCAGCAAGGTCAATCTTTACCTTTTTGCCGACGGTGAAGTAATCGTTATTCTCGTCATCAATATCAAAATCGCTGTCAGAAGCCTCATACATATCCAGATCAGCTTTTCCGTTTTTCTCAAAGCTGTCAATGGCTGAGATGGTGCTCTTTATCAGCGCCAGAATTCTGCTCAATGTCAAATTGAAGGAATAAACAGAGCTCTCCAGACGCTTCAGGAGATTGATACTCATCAAACGCTGGATGCCTTGCTCACGGCCTTTCTGCGTAAGGTTATTTCCTTTGTTGTGCGTGAGGTCGATGTACTTCGACATCTTGCTCGGAAAGATATAGTTTGACGGAGTATAGATCACGAGCGTCAGCTGCATCAACTGCTCGTAAATCTGGTTATAGTTTATGGCGCTCGAAAGATCGGTCATGCTCGGACGCCTTGAGATAGGCTTCAGGCGTTGCGGGAATTTGCCGATTTCTTCCGTGTTGTAATATTTCTCTATGTGCTTTCTGGAGCGGGCAATCGTCACGCTATCGAGGACTTCAAAGAAATCGAAATCCAGTGTCCTAAGCAGCGCGTCCGTCGTTCTTGCTTCCGGATCGAGCTTGCTCCATGCATTGAAGGCTTTCTGCGCCTGACGGAATATCTCATCAATCGGCTTTTTGGTATCGAGCTTCTCATTGATAAATTCCGAGTTCCCCTCATAGGCGATGGCCAGCTGATTTTTCAGGTCGGTGAATCTGTTGTTGACCGGTGTCGCTGACAGCATCAACACTTTCGTCTTGACGCCAGCACGGATCACCTTGTCCATCAATTTCACATAGCGGTTCTCCTGCGTGTTGGCATGGGTACCTGCGCCATTCCTAAAGTTGTGGGACTCGTCGATGACCACAAGATCGTAGTTACCCCAGTTCAAGCGATCAAGATCAAGGCCATTTGAAGTGCCGCCATTCCTTGATAAGTCCGTATGGAACAGAACATCATAATTCAGGCGATCTGATGCTATTGGATTGTTTACGTAGTTATCCTTATATGTATTCCAGTTCTCGCATAGCTTCTTCGGGCAAAGGACAAGAACAGTCTTATTCCTGTTCTCGTAATATTTGATAACAGCCAGCGCAGTGAAGGTCTTACCAAGACCGACGCTGTCAGCAAGGATGCAGCCATTGTACTTCTCCAGCTTGTTGATGATGGCAAGCACTGCATCTCGCTGGAAATCATATAGCATACCCCAGATTTTACTCTGCTTAAAACCCGTGGCTTCGTTCGGGAGGACGTCCTCTGATATATCGTCGAGGAACTCACTGAAAACATTGTAAAGCGTCATGAAATAGATGAATTCCGGTGAGTTCTCATTGTAGGCCGTACTGATATTGGAAATAATAACATCAGTTACGTCCTGCATCTTATCCTTGTCATTCCAAAGCGACTCGAAAAGCTGCATGTACTGCGTAGAGAACGGAGCCTCCATACGGTTGACCATGTTGTAGCTGTTATTGCCACGTTCGCATCCGATGTCTACGGTCGTGAAACCGTTCATCGGCATATAGGCCACTTCCTCTGCAGGCGCAGCGACAGTCATAAAGCCGCCCATGTTCTCTCCGGTAACATTGGACTTGAAAGTCGCCTTACGTCTGATCCAATCCGCGCACTCCTTGGCGATGGCCTTCTGCGTCATTTCGTTACGCAGCTTGATTTCAAATTCTGTACCATATAAACTGCTCTCACGGCTGAGACGAGGAATATAAAATTCGCGTTTTTGCTTCTCAGCCTTCTCCTTGATGAAGGTCGGAGACGTGAAAATAAAGCGGAACTCGTCCACCTGCTCCAGTTGAGCCTTCAGCTCCTTATATGCGTACATGGAGAAGCATGCAGCGGCAATGGAAACCTTGCTGCCACGCTTCACCGTCTGTTTTAAGTCGTCCCGGACTATATCCGTGACATTGTCAAAGATTTTCATAGATTTACTCCTTTGGATGCCACGATCAGTTCTTTTCCTCCGCAGCCTCATCCGGCACTATTTCGCAAATATCTGAAATGTCACACTTCAGTTCTTCGCATATCTTCACTAATACATCTGTCGTGACATTAGCACCTTTACCGAGCTTGGCGAGGGAGGCTGAGCTTATCTTTGCCTTCTTTGCAAATTCAGTTTTTTTCATATCCTGCTCTACCAGTTTCACCCATAATTTTTTGTAAGATAATTTCATTTCGACTCCTTCGGGAGATCTTTTCTCCAACTCGGCATAAAACCGTATACGTGACTGTCCTTCTCGTCCTTGTGATACGTTATTACATTAACTCCTCTTGCTTTGAAATCTATGTTTTGAGGTATGACATTAAGGTTATCTACTAAGATCACCTGTCCGGAACCCTGATGATTAAGGAAATATTGATACAAGCCGTTCTTAATGGTCTCGCCATCAAATCCTTCCTCATTTTCATCGAAGCCCAGCAATGGTGTATCTATCATTAGGAAGCCCGGTTTTATAAACACATCATCTTTGTTGAAGTATTCATATAGCATCAGCGCAACCACTGAATTCAGAAAAGACCGATATCCTTTGCCTTGATCTTCCGACTTGGGAACTCCATCCATAAGAATATCAAATGTAGAAAAATCCCAGCTGGCATATCCCACAGAACGATAATTGCACTCCTTCAGTATTCTGTTAAGGATCGTATTGAAGCCGGTTCCTACTTCCTCCTCAAACTCCTGCTTTGCATGGTAGAGAGGAGGATTTTTCTTTTTCTTTAGCTCGGAGACCTTCTTGTCACCAAGAATGGCCAGCTGATCATTTACGAAATCAATTCCATTTTGAAGCGTCGTGTAATCCTTAAACTGCTGCATATTATAACGGCAGTTCTGGATTTCTTGATTCTTTTCATCAAGAGCAGCGCTTATTTCAGATCTTCGCTCTTGCAATTCCTTGATGCTTTTTTGTATCGTTTTCTGTTCATCCCGGACACTATCCTCTGTGGCTACAATTATTGCGAGTTCAGAAGCAATCCTTTTTATTTCAGCATTGATTGCCTCAGCATAGCTATCGTCATCTTCCGGATGAAGTTCTCCGCCACAGAACGGGCAGACACCATTCGACGGGAGGTCTTTGACCGCCTGCTCACCCTTCGAGATAAAGTCGAGTCTCTGCAGGTCGGCCTTGTATTGACTTATGAGCGATTCATATCGATCAACAAGGACACGACAATTTGCATCCTCCTGCTGGTATTCAGCGACCTGCCTGACAATGGCCGTGTTCTCCTCCATCAGGTCTTTTATTTCCTGCTGCACTTCTTGGATACGTTCGGAGAGCTTCTGCATCTCTTTATCGATATCCGTACCTTCCAGCTCTTCCAGCTGCATGATGTAGCTGATACGCTTTTCAGTCAGGGCAGCGACCTGTTCGTCAATATAATCGACTACGGCCTTTTTCTTTGCCGTGGCCACCTCCGGCTTTGTGATTTCCGGTACACCCTTTTTGTAATCACCGGTCAGCAGAAAATATAAGGAAGCGATTAAAGGCGTTTCATATCGAGAGTCCTTAATCACCAGCGACTCAGATTTATCAATCTCATTTTCATCGGCAAAGAAAACGCTGGCAATGTTAGTCCATGACATTCTCTCTCTTGCATAACGCGCAGTCTTTGGAACCTCAATCGTCTCATTGAGACCGATGATGCGTAACCACAGATCGTTCAGGTATCTTGAATTATCCTTTTTATAATTTGTGTCATACTCGCCGTTTTCTACTTCTTCACTTTCTGCCTCAACTATGACCTTTTCCTCATCGAGTGTTCTGGAAATCTTGATCCGGCCATACCTCTCCGTAAGGAAAGTACCTTCGATATCTGTGTAGCCAGTCAGTGGAGAATAAGGCCTTGTGTCAGAGCTGAAAAGATAATAGATGCATTTCAGTATCCACGTTTTACCTGTGTTTGACCTGCCCTGTATGATGTTTAATCCGTCGGTAAAATTAACGACACCATCAATCTTTCCGGCTCCGGAGACACGTAATTTTTCAATCATGAACTTTTGCATTCTTACGCCTCCTTTGACTCCGTAGCCCGGTCACTTATGTACTGTAAAACACCATCATCGGTGAAACCTGAAAACTTCCTGCATACAATTTTGGCTCCTACTGTATAGGCTTTCGAATAAGAGGACTGAATGTTCTGGACGACCTCGCGTCCTCTGTCGTTGATGCTATAAAGAAAGCCCTGATCGGTATGCTCTACATTTATAAAATCATTCCTGACTGAGAGCTTTATAGCCTCAGTTATTTTTTCACGCTTGTTCGCAAATTCGGCAAACCCGAATTCATTATCTCCATGTAGGTTCTTGTCCAGCACCTTGCACTTCTTTCCGTAAATACAGATAAAGTCCAGCGCTGCGAACCTGTCCACGTTTGCCGGAGCATCTAATGTATCTGCCAGAAGCAGCACCCTCAGCATGTTCTCGAACACCGTGTTAAATACTTTACTCCTCATATGGGTCAACCCACGATTTTATCGTCTTGTCATTCACCAGTATGTGAACGATTCCAAGCCTTTCTAAATTTCCTATCAAATTCTTTATCAGTGACAGCTTCGACTTCGTGAGCTGGACATCAGAAATCTTCTTTAACACTTCCAGCAGCCTCCTATACCCATTGTCGTAATCGTCAAGGTAGGTAGTCTTTATTCCATCAAAAGCATCGCTTTTCAAAATATCAAACTGATTTTCTCCATCCTCATACACCTCGCTGATGGATCTCTGAATACTCTCAGCACTCAGGTAAGCCTTCCGCTGGTCATAGAAGTTCGTCTGATACTTCTTTGGCAGCGTCGGAATGTCGTCCATCGTTACCGAATCACGAGAAAGAACCTCGGCGTATGCATCACAAAGGGCAGATATGTAGTCTGCCTCAAAATCATAAATCTGTGCGTCGCTCAGCTTAATCGGAAGCTCAATCACGTCGCCGTCAATATACAGTTTTCCGTTTTCGCAATAGATACGGTCACCGGCCAGATTCTTGATACTGGGCTTGGGATCATGAATGGTCAGAGTGATATCGACATCATGTATTCCCTTGGAGAGCCCATGAAAAATCTGGTTCAGAATGTCCTGAACGGCAGACCCAAGCTCATCTATCTCCACTAATATTCCACGGCGCTGGAGGAACTGCTGAAGGTGCTCCTTGTCGGCATCGTAAAGGTTATCAATTTCTTCTGCAAAATCCTGTCCGTCATAACGACTGCAGATCAGCCCTGCGCGAGCTTTTGAAATAAACTTCTTACCCTCAAGGATCTGATCAAGCATATTGATCGACATCCGGCTGGCGAGAGGATTGAATTCGTCATTCTCGGCCATCTTTTCTTCTTCCTCAGTCATCGGATCGCGCAGAGTGTCGCCAACCAGAGCAATTACAAAATCGCCACCGCGTCCGGTCGGATCCATGTATGTCTTCAATTCGCCAGCAATCTCATGAAAGAGCACTCCGCTACACCTCCTTTTGACCTCTTAGGTCAAACCGCAGTCATCGGCGGTCATAACCGAAATGGCCGGATTTTGTACAATGAAGTCAGTCAGTGGATTACTGACAAAAACTTGCTTTTACATTATACCACAGATTTCGGCGAATTTCAATTCTTTACGAGCTTTCGCTGATATATATTTTGTGAACGCAAAGAAGTTTTTTAGTCTATTTTACTGACTGCCCTGAGCAAGGCGTAAAAAGGCTCACCGCTACGGACGCTCACCCGGCATGCAGAGTGGCTCGAACGTCCATAGCGGAAACAAGTAAATAAACCCATCCTACGAGCGTGGATGGCAACTGAAACGGATTAATTTCTCGTTCCGGTCGGCCTTCCACGCTCTTTTTTCGTGAGACCTCCGGTTCGGGAACCACTCGAAACTGGAGGTTTCAACATGAAAAATAATGAAAATGATAGTAAACAGAAGACTTATTTCATCTACGTTCGCAGCACCGGCGAGAAGGTGCCGGTCAGCAAGGCACAGCACGACGCTTTCTATAAGGAAGCCGACCGCATCCGCCACAAGGAGCAGGATCACGGCAGGTGTATGTGTCCCTATCGCTTCATCTGGAAATGTGACGGTGATTGCCTCGACTGCGAATATCACGCTGCAGGAGACGTCACTTCTCTGGATCAGCCTCTCCCGGACGGCAACGGTACCCTCGGTGATTATATCCCGGATACCCGTAAGCCTATGGACGAGGTCATCGCAGACCGTATGCTGCTGGAGCAGCTCTTTGCCCGCCTGCGCGAGCTTGATCCGGAGGCCGACACCATCATTCAGCTTTGGCAGGATCACCCAGAGGGCATCTCCGACCGTGCCATCGCCAGAGAGCTCGGTCGCCCGCAGAAGACCTTCGCTGATCAGATGAAGAAGTACCGTACCGACCTTCGCAGGATCACCGGCGACAAGTAATACCCAGACCACGAACCACGGCTTTCCGGTCACTGTCCCACTTCGGGATGGTGGCCGGAAAACTTTTTATAAATTCTTCCGCTCAAATCGACAGCTCATCTCCAGTGGAAGGTGAAGGACAGAGACAAAGCCTTCAGAAAGCGAGGTGAACACGATGTACCGCAGTTACGCAGACACCGGCGGCAACGTGGCCGAGGAGATCAAGCTCCTAAATACCATCAGCCACGTATCCGCCAGACTGGCAAGGAACCTCTCTATCCTTGCCGCAAGCAAATCCGAGGAAGGAGGAAAAACGAATGTCAAAGATGGCAGAAATGGCACAGACCATCGAAGAACTCAGAAGCGCTGCTGCTTCTATTAATGCCGCAGCCGACTGGCTCTACCAGCAGTTTTCCGGCGACGACGCTCCCGTGCAGAAGGCTCCCGCCAAGAAGGAAAATCCGAAGCCTGAAATCAAGCTGGAGGACGTAAGAGCCGTCCTTGCCGAGAAGTCCCGCGCCGGTCATACCGCAGAGGTACGCACCCTTCTCCAGAAGTACGGTGCCGAAAAGCTCTCGGCTGTTGACCCGGCAAACTACGAAGCCTTGATGAAGGACGCGGAGGTGATCGGCAATGGCAGCTAAAGCACACGCGATCCTGTCGGCTTCAAGCTCTGACCGCTGGCTCCACTGCCCGCCGTCCGCAAGGCTCTGTGAGTCCTACGAGGATAAAGGAAGCGACTACGCAGCAGAAGGAACCGACGCCCACGCACTTGGCGAGTTCAAGCTAAAGACCGCGCTGGGACTGCCTGCAGAAGACCCGACCGAAAGCCTCAAGTGGTATTCCGAGGAGATGGAGGACTGCACCAGCGGCTATGCCGAATATGTGCTGGAGCAGGTTGAAGCCGCCAAGGAAACCTGCGCTGACCCGGTCGTCCTGATCGAGCAGCGTGTGGACTTCTCTCGCTGGGTAGAACAGGGCTTCGGCACCGCCGACTGCATCATCATCGCAGACGGCACGCTCCGAGTGATCGACTACAAGCACGGCCTTGGCGTTCTGGTCTCCGCAGAGGAAAATCCGCAGATGCAGTGTTACAGCCTTGGCGCTTTGGAACTTTTCGATGCGCTTTACGACATCGACAAGGTTTCCATGACCATCTATCAGCCGAGACGCCAGAACGTCAGCACCTACGAGATCAGCAAGGAAGATTTGTACCGCTGGGCGGATGAAGTCTTAAAGCCCACCGCAGAGCTTGCCTTTGCCGGTGACGGAAATTTCCTGTGCGGCGAATGGTGCGGATTCTGCAAAGCCAAGAACGAGTGCCGTGCCAGAGCCGAAGCAAACTTAAAGCTCGCACAGCACGACTTCAAACTCCCGCCTCTGCTTACAGATACGGAGATTGAGGTCATTCTCGGAAAAGTGGACGAGCTGGTCAGCTGGGCTTCCGACATCAAGGAATATGCTCTCCAGCAGGCACTCTCCGGGAAGGAATGGTCTGGCTTCAAGCTCGTCGAGGGCAGAGCCAACCGCAGATACAGCAACGAGGCCGCAGTTATCGATGCGGTCGAGAAAGCGGGCTTTGACCCGTATGAGAAGAAGCTGCTCGGCATCACCGCCATGCAGAAGCTCCTCGGCAAGTCCCGTTTTGATGAACTCCTGACGGCCTACATCGAAAAGCCGCAGGGCAAACCCACTCTTGTGCCGGAGTCCGATAAGCGCCCGGCCATGAATACAGCAAAAAATGATTTTATGGAGGAAAACGACAATGAGTAAGAATGTAAAAATCAGCAATCCCATGAAGGTTATCACCGGTGTCGACACCCGCTGGAGCTACGCAAACGTCTGGGAGCCCAAGTCCGTGAACGGCGGCACACCCAAGTACAGCGTGAGCCTCATCATCCCGAAGTCCGATACCAAGACCATCGCCAAGATCAAGGACGCCATCGAAGCTGCCTACAAGGAGGGCGAGGCCAAGCTCAAGGGCAACGGCAAGTCTGTACCGGCTCTTTCCGTTCTGAAGACTCCTCTTCGTGACGGAGACGCAGAGCGCCCGGACGACGAGGCTTACAAGAACTCCTACTTCGTCAATGCCAACGCCACCTCTGCTCCCGGCATCGTGGACGCAGATCTGAACCCGATCCTGACACGCTCCGAGGTGTACTCCGGAGTGTACGGCAGAGCCAGCATCACCTTCTACGCCTTCAACAGCTCTGGCAACAAGGGTATCGCCTGCGGGCTCAACAACCTGCAGAAGATCCGTGACGGTGAGCCTCTCGGCGGCAAGGCCAGCGCAGAGTCTGACTTCGCTACCGATGACGACGAAGATTTCCTGAACTGATGGAGGTGCGACTATGAACGAAGTAATGATCTCCACAGTCCTCTGCAACATTCTCGTCGGCTGCTTCTGCGTGCTCATCCTTGTATGGGCGGCAGTCGCAGTCCAGACCCTCTTCAATGATCGCAAACGCGACAAGCGAGAGGCAGAACGTGAACAGCATGAAAAAGAACAGGCCGCCCGCGACCTCGAATACCACGAAAAGCGCATGCAAGCCTTAGACAAATAACTGACGGCAGGCGGCTTAGGAGCGATCTTAGGCCGCCTGTTTGAATTGAGGTGATCCGATTGAAAAACATCAGTATAGATATAGAAACCTTCTCCGACATCGACCTGAATAAGTGCGGCGTTTACAAATACGCGGAGTCTCCGAACTTTGAAATTCTGCTTTTCGGTTATGCGGTCGATGGCGGCAAGGTGCAGGTCATTGACCTTGCACAGGGAGAACATATCCCGCAGGAAATCATCGATGCCCTGACAGACGATGAGGTGACAAAATGGGCTTTCAATGCGAACTTTGAACGAGTCTGCCTGTCCCGGTATCTTTCCGATCTTGGCGTGAGCCTTGATCCCTTCCATGATAACCACCCTCTCTCCACGGAGTGCGCCCGGTTTCTGAATCCGGAAGGCTGGCGCTGCTCTATGGTCTGGGCAGCCACGATGGGACTGCCGCTTTCATTAAAAGGCGTCGGTCAGGTGTTAAAGCTCGAAGATCAAAAGATGGACGAGGGCAAGGCGCTCATCAAATACTTCTCCGTGCCTTGCGCTCCTACCAAAGCCAACGGAGGCCGCACCCGGAACATGCCCTTCCATGATCCTGAAAAGTGGGAAACCTTCAAAGCATATAACAAGCGGGACGTCGAGGTCGAGATGGCGATTCAGCAGCGCCTTACGAATTTCCCGGTACCGGACTTCGTCTGGGATGAATATCGAATCGATCAGGAAATCAACGACCGTGGCGTGCGCCTTGATATGGATCTGGTGGCAAAGGCAATCGAGATGGACACCCGCTCCCGGACAGAACTGACCACGGCCATGAAGGATATTACGGAGCTCGACAATCCCAACTCCGTCCAGCAAATGAAGCAGTGGCTCTCTGACAACGGCCTCGAAACCGACAGTCTTGGAAAGAAGGTCGTGGCCGAACTCATAAAGACCGCTCCCTCTGAACTTCAGACTGTTCTGGAGCTCCGCCAGCAGCTTGCCAAATCCTCCGTCAAGAAATATCAGACGATGGAACGGGCGGTCTGCGATGATGGCCGGGCTCGCGGCATGTTCATGTTTTACGGAGCCAACCGCACCGGTCGATGGGCAGGCAGGCTGATCCAATTGCAAAACCTCCCTCAGAACCATCTGGAGGATCTGGCCGATGCCCGCGCCCTTGTTAAATCCGGAGACTTCGATGCCGTGAAGCTCCTGTACGAAGATGTGCCGGACACGCTCTCGCAGCTTATCCGGACAGCATTTATTCCGAAGGACGGCACGCAGCTTTATGTTTCGGACTTTTCTGCCATCGAAGCCCGCGTGATCGCTTGGTATGCCGGTGAGATGTGGCGGCAGAAGGTCTTTGCAGACGGCGGCGACATATACTGCGCCAGCGCGTCCCAGATGTTTCATGTCCCGGTTGAGAAGCACGGCGTCAACGGCCACCTGCGGCAAAAAGGTAAGATCGCAGAACTCGCGCTCGGCTACGGCGGCTCGGTCGGTGCATTAAAGGCGATGGGTGCTATCGAGATGGGCTTGTCCGAAGACGAGCTTCCTCCGCTGGTGGATGCTTGGCGGCAGACCAATCCGCACATCGTAAAATTCTGGTGGGATGTCGACCGGGCGGTCATGGAGGCCGTAAAGCATAAGCACACGACCTCGTCCTACGGGCTGACCTTTTCCTGCCGCTCCGGGATGCTCTTTATCACGCTGCCATCCGGCAGAAACCTCGCCTATGTAAAGCCCAAGGTCGGCACAAACAAGTTCGGCGGCGAGTGTATCACCTATGAAGGCGTCGGAGCCACGAAAAAGTGGGAACGGCTCGACTCATACGGCCCGAAATTTGTGGAAAACATCGTGCAGGCGACCAGCCGTGACATTCTCTGCTATGCCATGAAGACGCTTAGGAACTGCGAAATCGTCATGCATATCCACGACGAGCTGGTCATTGAGGCTGATCCTCACATGTCCCTTGATGTTCTCTGTGAGCAGATGGGCAGGACACCGCCGTGGGCTCGCGGCTTGCAGCTTAGGGCAGACGGGTACACCACGCCCTTCTACAAAAAAGATTAAATATCGTCCGCTCAAATCAGGCGTTCATCTCCAGTGGAAATTAGAGGTGGACGCCTTTTAAGTCTGCCCGGAAAGGAGGACTCAAGGTTTGAGTAACGATTATCGAAACAGCGAAGGCTATCCTGACCCGACTGCCGGTGAGGCGATCTGTCGGATTGCCGCCAATGAGAAGCAGTTCCTGCGTGCCTTTAGGCCTATCGTCTACATCTGCTCTCCCTATTCCGGAGATGTGGAGGGAAACGTGGCTGCGGCGAGACGCTACTGCCGCTTTGCCGTGGACAAGGGCTTCATTCCCATCGCTCCGCACCTTTTGTACCCGCAGTTCCTGAACGACGATGACCCATCGGAGCGCGAGCTCGGTCTCTTCTTCGGGAATGCGCTTATGAGCAAGTGCGCAGAGGTCTGGGTGTTCGGAAGCCGCATCTCATCCGGGATGGAAACAGAAATCAAACGTGCCAAGTGGAAAGGCTACCACTTGCGCTATTTCACAGAAGAATGTCAGGAGGTCTAACACCATGTATGAAGTAACAGAAAGACGTAGAAAACTCGAAGACGGCACCGAAATCACAACTTACACCCGTGAGGTTATCAGCTGCAACATCCTGCAGGTCGAAGCCGGTACGAACGGTTTTCAGGGAGGTGACTCCGGCCACGGCAGCCGCACCTATTTCCGCATCAAGGATCTGGCCAGCACAGATATAAATATCCGTTCTCACACCGACAGCTATGGCGGCAGCGAGTTTGAGGTTACCCTCGGCGGCGACTGTGAGCTGGAAACCATGATCCGGGCGCTGAAGTTCATCACGAAGGTGCTCGAAGATGAATCGCAGGAGGTGTACGACTGATGAAATACGCCACCGCCAATAGCCGCAAGGCTATCAAATGGAAAAACGGCGACACTTCGATGGATGCCTTAAAGGCCAGATTCCAGAACACCGTCCGCACCACGGAGACCATTGAGGAATACCGCAAGATGTCCAAAGCCCAGCAGGCAGACATCAAAGACATCGGCGGTTTCGTGGGCGGGCATCTTCGGAACGGTCGCCGTAAAAAGGGATATGTGCTTTGCCGCTCCATGCTGACTCTCGACATGGACTACGGCGAGCCGGATGTGTGGGATACCACCATCAGCAAAATCCCGTACCAGTGCCTGTGCCACTCGACGCATAAGCATACACCGGAAAATCCGAGGCTCCGTCTGGTAATCCCGCTCACCCGCGAGATCAGCGAGCCCGAATATGAGCCAGTCGCCAGAATGTTCGCCAAGGAAGTCGGCATTGATATGTTCGACGACAGCACCTATGAGGCCAACCGCCTCATGTACTGGCCTTCCACTTCCGTCAACGGCGAGTATGTATTCAAGGAAAAGGACGGCGACGCCTTAGACCCGGATGCCTACCTTGCCAAATACGATGACTGGCAGGACTCCAGCACATGGCCGGTATCCTCCCGTGAGTCCTGCGTGGAAGATCACGGTGCCAGCAAGCAGGCTGATCCTCTTGCCAAGCCGGGAATCATCGGTGCGTTCTGCCGGGCTTATCCGATCTCGGAGGTAATCCCGGAGTTCCTCTCCGATGTATATGCTCCGACCGATGACGAGAACCGCTACGACTATATCCCTGCGGACAGTCCCGCCGGTGCCGTTTCCTACGGAGATAAGTTTTTGTATTCGCATCACTCCTCAGACCCTGCCTGCAAAAAGCTCCTGAATGCTTTTGACCTTGTCCGCGTCCACCGCTTCAGCGATCTGGACAAGGATGTGCTGGATGAGTCAACCTCGTCGAAGATGCCGTCCTATAAGGCCATGATGGACTTTGCCTCCGGCTGCGACAAGGTGAAAATCCTGCTGCTTTCGGAGAAGCAGGCGCAGGCCGGTGAGGAGTTTGCCGCTACAGACGACGGCTCCGATGATGACTGGAAAGCCAAGCTCCAATATCAGTCCCGCAGCACCGTCCTTCAGAACAGCGTCTGGAACGAGATGCTGATCTTGAATAACGATCCGGATTGTCAGGGCTTTGCCTATAACGAGATGGCCAACCGCATACAGGTGATCGGCGATGTTCCTTGGGATCGTCCCGCTGACAATAAGTTCTGGCGCGATGCCGATACGGCGCAGCTGAAAGCCCTGATCGACATCCGCTATGTCTGCTTCTCTGACAGAAACCACAATGTCAGCTTTACGAAAGTGGCAGACGACCGCCGGTTCCATCCCGTGAGGAACTACTTAAACGACCTGCCGAAATGGGATCAGGTGCCTCGCGTGGACGAGCTCTTTATCCGCTGCCTGCAGGCAGATGACACGAAGTATGTCCGGGCAGTCACCAGAAAAACCTTAGTGGCCGCCGTGACCCGCATCTACCATCCCGGCACCAAGTTCGATACCGTTCCCGTCCTTGACGGCGCACAGGGTATCGGCAAGAGCACCATGTGGAAGTCTCTTGCCGGTGATGAATATTTCTCCGACGCCCTTTCGCTTACTGACATGGACGACAAGTCCGGTGCGGAAAAGCTGCAGGGCTTCTGGATCATTGAAATCGGCGAACTGGCCGGAATGAAAAAGGCCGACATCGAGAAGGTCAAGTCCTTCCTCTCCACTTCAGATGATAAGTACCGTCCCAGCTACGGCAAGGTGGTCGAAAGTCATCCGAGGCAGTGTGTTGTGGTCGCTACGGTCAACGGCGAGCATGGATACCTCCGTGATATCACCGGAAACCGGCGCTTCTGGATTGTGAAATGTCGCCAGACGGAAAATGCCGTGCGCTGGAAAATCACGCCCGAAGAACGTGACCAGATATGGGCGGAGGCCAAGTATTACTACGAGCAAGGCGAAAAGCTGTATCTCGAAGGTGACCTTCTTGCGGAAGCTGAAGAAGCCCAGAGAAGCGCTATGGAAACAGACGAGCGCCAAGGCCTCGTGGAACAGTACCTGTCAAAGCTCCTGCCGGAAAACTGGTCTGAGATGGATCTCTACCAGCGTCGGAATTTCCTTGACGGTGATGACATCACATCTGATTCCGGCACCGTGGAACGCACCGAGGTCAGCAATGCGGAAATCTGGTGTGAATGCTTCGGAAGGAATATCGCTGACTTAAAGCCCACCGACTCTTATGCCATCGCGGCACTTATGACACAGGTGGACGGCTGGAAGCGTACCAATCGCAGGGCTTCCCAGCCTCTTTACGGACGTCAGCGATTGTACGAACGCACAACATAGGTGGACAACCTCGTGGACAAGGACAACTTTTTCCCTTTATTTAATCCGGCAAAACAGAAAAAGGAGGCCACACAGGCACCTGCGCACACCCGCGTAGATAAATATAGGAAAAAGCTGTCCGCTTGTTCCACCTTGTCCACTCAAAGGAGATGAATGGAAATGAAAATAGATGAAAAGACAATTGAGAAAAAGCTGATAAATGCAGTGAAATCAATGGGAGGCATCGCGCCCAAGTTCGTCTCTCCGGGCTTTGACGGGATGCCGGACAGGCTTGTCCTTCTTCCGGGAGGTGTTATGGCTTTTGCGGAGCTAAAGGCTCCGGGAAAGAAACCGCGCCCGCTCCAGCTGGCAAGACACCGACTTCTTCGGGAGCTGGGATTCAAGGTTTACGTCATTGACGATATCTCACAGATTGGAGGGATGCTTGATGAACTTCACGCCACATGATTATCAGGACTATGCCATCCGCTACATCGAAAAGCATCCCGTGGCCGCTGTCCTTTTAGATATGGGACTTGGCAAAACGGTGATCTCCCTGACTGCTGTATATGATCTCTTGTTTGACAGCTTCGAGGTACGGCGCGTTCTGGTGGTCGCTCCCTTACGAGTCGCCCGTGATACTTGGCCTTCGGAAATCCAGAAATGGAGTCACCTTGCGGGTCTAACCTTTTCGGTCGCAGTCGGGACTGCCAAGGAGCGAAAAGCAGCACTTATGCAGCAAGCGGACATCACGATCATCAACCGCGAAAACCTGCAGTGGCTCATTGACGAGTCCGGCTTTCCCTTTGACTACGATATGGTGATTATCGACGAGCTATCGTCCTTCAAAAACCACAAGTCAAAGCGCTTCAAGTCTCTGATGAAGGTTAGACCCAGACTCCATCGCATTATCGGCCTCACCGGCACACCTTCCTCCAACGGTCTCATGGATCTGTGGGCAGAGTTCAAAGTGCTGGATATGGGTGAGCGCCTCGGACGCTTCATCACACAATACCGGACAAATTACTTCATGCCGGACAAGCGAAACGGCGAGATCATCTACTCCTACAAGCCGCTGCTCTATGCGGAGGACGCGATTTACCGGAAAATCTCGGATATCACGATTTCCATGAAATCGACCGACCACTTAAAGATGCCGGAGCTGGTATCCACGGCCTATGAGGTGCAGCTTTCGGAATCGGAGCGTGACCGCTACGAGGATTTGAAGCAGGAGTTCATCCTGCAGCTCCCAGACGGCGAAGTCACCGCTGCCAATGCAGCATCCCTCACCGGGAAGCTCTCCCAGCTGGCCAATGGTGCGATTTATGCGGATACCGGAGAAATCATCGAGTTTCACGACAGAAAGCTGGACGCTTTGGAGGATATTATCGAGGCCGCCAATGAAAAACCGCTCCTTGTAGCCTACTGGTTCCGGCACGACTTATCCCGCATAAAGAACCGCTTCAATGTTCGGGAGATCAAGACAAGCCGCGATATCGCTGACTGGAATGCGGGAAAGATTCCTGTAGCAGTCATACATCCGGCCTCTGCCGGTCATGGCCTAAACCTTCAGGCCGGAGGCTCCACCCTTGTATGGTTCGGGCTCACATGGTCGCTGGAACTCTACCAGCAGACCAACGCCCGCCTCTGGAGGCAAGGCCAAGAGTCCCATACCGTGGTGATCCAGCACATCATCACAAAGGGCACCATTGATGAGCGGATCATGCGGGCACTCACCAAGAAAGAACTGACACAGTCGGCACTGATCGACGCGGTCAAAGCCGAGGTGGTGTGATGAGCGATCCTTATGAAAATCTCGCAAACGCAATCGTGCTGCAGGCCGTGAAGGATTACCGCAACGCCCTGAAGCGCCTGAAAAAGAAGTCCGGCAACAAGGCCGCGATGGCAGACGCGCTGGAATGCGAGCGCTTCTTCCGCTCCGGCTGGTACAAGACCCTAACGAGCGTGGACGGCGAGTACCTAATCACAAAACTACGAGAGGAGGCTAAGCCTAAATGACAGTAAAAGAATATCTCCATCAGGCCTACCGCCTTGATCAGAGAATCAAGTCCGATACGATGGAAGCCCAGAACCTTCGTGAGATGGCGGGCAGCGTGTCGGCTATCCAATATGATAAAGACCGGGTGCAGACTTCAAGGAACACCGAGGCTCCCTTTGCCCGGACGCTTGAAAAGCTCTGGGACTTGGAACAAAGAATTGCACGGGAGCTTGAGATGCTTTCCGACCTGAAAAAGCAGATCCGGGAAGTGATCGAGGCAGTTCCGGACACCGACGAGCGCATGGTTTTGAAGTACCGTTACATCCACAACTATACATGGGAGCAGATCGGCACCGAGCTTTGTGCAGATGCCCGCACCATCCGGCGCTGGCACGGAAACGCACTGCTGCATGCATCTCTCCCTGAAAATCCTATCGAAATATGAAATGCGCCCGAAATGTCCATATTTGTCCTAAGATGCCCACCTGCCACTTATGATAGTATATAATCAGCGAAACAGAATAAAGAAACGGCTGCACGCGCAGCCACCAAGCCTTGTGGGATTATCCTGCAGGGCTTTTTCTTTGCCCGAAAGGAGGCGCGGCTTATGCCAAGGAAACCAAAACGACCGTGCCGCTTTCCCGGCTGCCCGAACCTGACCGACGGTGCTTACTGCGAGGAGCACGCCAAGGTGATGGAACAACACTACGAGAAGTTCCAGCGCGGCTACTCTCCCGGCAAACGCTACGGCAGAGCTTGGAAACGAATCCGTGACAGGTATGTCCACAAGCACCCGCTCTGTGAGCAGTGCTTAAAGGCCGGACGCTACGTCGCGGTCGAGGAAGTCCACCACATCATTCCTCTTGCTGACGGAGGAACGAACGAGGAGTCCAATCTCATGAGCCTTTGTCGTTCGTGCCACGAGAAGATTCACCACGAGCGCGGCGACCGGTAGGGCGGGTGAAATCTCTACGACCTGTTTTCCCGGAAAACGGCGCGGGGTCTTCTTCGCAAAAATTGCAATTCAAACGGGGTATTAAACCCAGCCCGATAAGACAAGGAGTGATTGACGTGGCAAAAGACGGAACCAATCGCGGCGGGCGGCGTGTAAAAGCAGGCTCCAAACCTGACGCCCTCGCCGACAAAATCACAAGAGGAGCACCGGCAAGGCGCATGGAGCTTCCCGACTTCACAGACGACTTAACTGACCTCGATACAGAGAACATCGGTGACGGCGTGGAGCTCGAAGGCATGGATATGCCAAGCCCGGACGACTACCTATCTGCACAGCAGAAGGACGGCAAGCCGCTGGGCGCAGATGAAATCTATAAGGAAACATGGCTGTGGCTCAAGGAGCGCGGCTGCGACAGGCTCGTAAACAAGCGCCTACTCGAAAGCTACTCCGAGGCCTTTGCCAGATATATTCAGTGCTCCGAGGCGGTCAGCAAATACGGCCTGCTCGGAAAACACCCGACTACGGGAGCTGCGATTGCGAGTCCATTCGTGCAGCTCTCTCTTAATTTCCAGAAGCAGGCCAACCTGCTCTGGTATGAGATTTACGACATTGTAAAGCAGAACTGCACCGAGCCATTTGAAGGCAGTCCGCAGGACAGCGTGATGGAGCAGCTGCTTCGAAGCAGGAGGAACATGTAAATGAATACAGAAAGATTTGAACAGGTACCTATAGATAAGCTGGTACCCTACGCCCGGAACGCCAGAACGCATTCCAAGGAACAGATCGCGCAGCTTAGAGCTTCCCTTCGGGAGTTTGGCTTTGTTAGCCCTGCGGTCATTGACGCGGACTATAACATCCTCGTCGGACACGGACGTGTACAGGCTGCCCGCGAGGAAGGCTATGAAAACGTGCCCTGCGTCTTTGCCGAGAACCTGACGGAAGCCCAGAAGCGAGCATATATCCTTGCGGATAATCAGCTGGCGCTCAATGCCGGATGGGATGAGGAAATGCTGTCGGTCGAATTATCCGACCTGCAGGATCAGTCCTTTGACCTCTCGCTCCTTGGCTTTGATGCCGGTGAACTCGACAAGCTCCTCGGCACCGAAAACGAAAAGGACATCGCCGATGACGACTTTGACCTGACTTCCGCTTTGGAGAAGGCTTCCTTCGTGGAGCCCGGCGACATCTGGACAGTCGGCAGGCACCGCCTCATGTGTGGCGACGCCACTTCTCCGGAAGATGTGGAAAAGCTCATGGACGGCAAGAAAGCAAACCTCATCCTGACCGATCCTCCTTACGGCGTATCCTTCAAAGCCTCGGACGGTCTGACGATCCAGAACGACTCCTTAAAGGGCGAGGAATTTTACAAGTTCCTTCTGGCGGCATTCAAGAACATGGCTGACCACCTCGAAAAAGGCGGAGCGGCCTACTGCTTCCATGCAGACACCGAAGGCCTCACCTTTAGGAAGGCATTCATTGACGCAGGCTTCCATCTCGCCGGTGTGTGTATCTGGGTAAAGAACAGCCTCGTGCTCGGTCGCTCCGATTATCAGTGGCAGCATGAGCCGGTGCTCTACGGATTTTTGCAAAACGGCAAACACCCGTGGTATTCCGACAGAAAGCAGACGACCATCTGGAACTATGACAAACCAAAGCGTAATAAGGATCACCCGACCAGCAAACCGCTGGATCTTCTGGGCTATCCTATAAAGAACTCCTCTCAGGAGAATTCTGTGGTCATTGATACATTTGGCGGCTCCGGCTCCACGCTCATGGCCTGCGAACAGCTCAACCGTATCTGCTGCATGATGGAGCTTGATCCGAAATACGCCTCTGTCATCCTCCGGCGCTATGTGGAGGATACTGGCGATACGGAAAATGTGTATGTAGTAAGAAACGGCGAAAAGCTCTACTACTCCGCTCTGGCAAAAGAGGTCGAGACCTCTCCGACGGCGGGTGTATAGTACACAATTTCTGCCCTGTATATTTGTCGATTATATTCCTTTGAAATATCGAGAAAACGCTTGCTATATAAGGCTTTCAGAGTGATGTATATACATGCCAAAAGGCACAGCCAAAAACCACATTTGAAAAACGGAGGTACACACAATGAAAGCAAACTACAACGTAACCGGAAAAGAAAGAAAAGCACTGGTCGCAGCCATCGCAGAGCTCACCGGCGACAAGGCAGTCTACAAGTTCATGCCCACCTGCGCCTTCGAGATCGGCGACATCACGGTCGACAAGGAAGGCGGCGTCACCTGCGAGGACGCGGACAAGCTGGAGCGCCTGATCCACAACCTCATCGCGGACGGCTTCACTCCGGCTGAGGAAATCGAAAGCACCGACGAGGAAGCCACCGCAGAGGAACCGGAAGCGGACGAAGGCACCGGCCTCACGGTCAGCCTCCCGCTGGAGAAGGCTGCGGTCGGAAACCTCACCAACCTCCTAACCGCCAAGGAAAGCCTCATCAAGAAGGCACTCGGCATTGACGATCTCGGCATCGAGATCACAGAGGATAAGGTCACCTTCCCTTGGTTTTCCGAACTGCCGGAGCCGGAAGCAGTCAAGGCTTACACCCACTTCATCGCAGCCCTTTGCAAGATGAGTAAGGATTTGAAGCGGGTAAGCGCCACCGAGAAGGAAGTCGACAACGAGAAATACGCCTTCCGCTGCTTCCTCCTGCGGCTTGGCTTCATCGGAAACGAGTACAAGGCCGAGCGCAAGATTCTCCTTCAGAACCTTTCCGGCAACTCCAGCTGGAAGAACGGCGCACCGGAAAAGGAGGTGGCGGCATGCGAATGATAAAGCAGCACGAGCTTGAAGCGCTCCGCCTGCGCTACCCGGCAGGCACCCGCGTGGAGCTTCTTCAGATGGACGATGTGCATGCTCCACCCATTGGCACCAAAGGAACGGTTACGGGTGTCGATGATACCGGAAGCCTTATGGTGAACTGGGATAACGGCTGCGGCCTGAACGTGATCTACGGCATCGACTTTGTCAGGAAGGTGGTGGACTAAGATGGATGAAAAAGTAAAAGAGCAGATCCTCGCCATCCGGGACACCGGCCTCACGAATATGTTTGATGTCACCGCCGTCCAGCGGCTGGCCTACGAGAGAGACTTCTACGAGCTGGTTCTCTACCTTGAGGATCACCGGTCAGAATACGCAAAATTTATCCTGACCGGCGAGGCGTAAACTACACAATTACGGCCTCGGATATTCCCGCAGGATTGTCACATATATTCTCCGAATTAACTTGCTATTACAGGCGTTCAGAGTGATATATGTACATACCAAAAGGAACACAGAACAAGGAGGAAACCACCATGAAGTACACAATCGAAGCCATTGAGAACGCAAAGCCCGGAATGAAATGGGACGAGATCGGATGCCACTGGACACTCGGACAGGCCTACCTTTACAGCAAGGAAGCCGGAAACGACCTGCCGAACTTCGCCGAGGTCATTTGGGACGACGACATCGAGACGATCCTTTCCGACTGCAGGAAGCTGGGAGTGAAGGAATTCACGATAAGCTCCACCTTCTCCAGCCTGATCGAGACCATCGCCCGCTTCGAGGAGCTCGGCTGCACCTTGGACGGCATCGTCAGAGTCAAGGAGCGCTACACCCACTTCGGAAGCGACGACCGCGCCCTGATCCCGGCTTTCAAGATGACGGTAAAGGAGGCGTAAACCATGTGGAGCGAAGGAACAATCGGAATACCGGATGCAAAGGACAAAGGAAAATACACGGTTTGCCACTACTGGGTAAAGCACTACGAGGAGCCCAGCGAGGAATATGGGATCAACGGCGGGAAGATTTCAAAGCTGATGATCAAGATCAACGGAACCGTCACAGCCAACTACGACAGAGGCTGGGACATCGAGCCGGAGGATGAGCCGACGCAGCTCGCCTACATGATCCTCCTGCAAAACTACAACTAAAACCCCTGAGAATGAATATTCCGGGAGACTGAGCCGCAGGGCTCTTTCTCTCGTACTGATACCAAGAATCGCATGCCGAACACGTCGGCTGGCGGTCTTTTATTTTGCCCGGAAGGAGGCGGCTTTCATGCCAATGCGAAAACTGAAAAACTACAAGCCGACCCGCTTCATGGCCGAGTCCTCTCACTACAGCAAGCAGATGGCGGATTTCGCTGTGATGTTCATCGAGCAGCTCTGCCATACCAAAGGCACATGGGCGGGAAAGCCCTTCGAGCTTATCGACTGGCAGGAAAGAATCATCCGCGACCTGTTCGGAACGCTGAAACCAAACGGCTACCGCCAGTTCAACACGGCCTACATCGAGATACCAAAGAAGATGGGCAAGTCAGAGCTTGCCGCTGCGGTCGCCCTGCTTCTTTGCTGCGGCGACGGAGAGGAACGCGCCGAGGTCTACGGCTGCGCTGCCGACCGCCAGCAGGCCACCATCGTTTTTGATGTGGCTGCGGATATGGTCAGGATGTGCCCTGCCTTAAACCGACGCGTGAAGATACTGGCCTCCCAGAAGCGGATCATCTACGAGCCGACGAACAGCTTCTATCAGGTGCTGTCCGCCGAGGCCTATTCGAAGCACGGTTTCAATATCCACGGCGTGGTCTTTGATGAGCTGCATACCCAGCCCAACCGAAAGCTCTTTGATGTTATGACCAAGGGCTCCGGCGACGCCAGAATGCAGCCGCTCTACTTCCTGATCACGACTGCCGGAAACGATACGAACACCATCTGCTACGAAGTCCACCAGAAAGCGCAGGACATCCTTGACGGCAGAAAGGTTGATCCGACCTTCTATCCGGTCATCTACGGTGCGGACACTTCCGAGGACTGGACAGACCCGGAGGTCTGGAAGAAGGCAAATCCCTCGCTCGGTATCACGGTCGGCATCGACAAGGTGGAAGCCGCCTGCGAGTCGGCAAAACAAAATCCCGGCGAGGAGAACTCCTTTAGACAGCTCCGCTTAAATCAATGGGTAAAGCAGGCGATTCGCTGGATGCCAATGGAGAAATGGGACGCCTGTGCTTTCCCGGTAAATGAGGACGACCTCGAAGGCCGTGTCTGTTACGGCGGCCTTGACCTCTCCTCCACCACAGATATCACTTCCTTTGTGCTGGTCTTCCCGCCAAGGGATGAGGATGACAAGTATGTGATCCTTCCGTACTTCTGGGTGCCGGAGGATACGCTGGATCAGCGTGTCCGGCGTGACCATGTGCCTTACGACACTTGGGAAAAGGAAGGATACCTCGAAACCACGGAGGGCAACGTCATCCACTACGGCTACATCGAGAAATTCATCGAGCGGCTGGGCGAGCGGTTCAACATCCGTGAGATTGCCTTCGACCGCTGGGGAGCCGTCCAGATGGTACAAAACCTTGAGAACATGGGCTTCACTGTCGTTCCCTTCGGTCAGGGCTTCAAGGATATGAGCCCGCCCACGAAAGAGCTGATGAAGCTGACACTGGAAAAGAAACTCGCCCACGGCGGCCACCCGGTGCTCCGCTGGAATATGGACAACATCTTCATCCGTACTGATCCTGCCGGAAACATCAAGGCCGACAAGGAGAAGTCCACGGAGAAGATCGACGGTGCCATCGCAACCATCATGGCACTTGACCGGGCGATCCGCTGCGGCAACGACAACGGTGCTTCTGTGTATGACGGCAGAGGCATCCTTTTCATATAGGGACAAAAACAATGTTGATACTTTCACTGATTGGCTTTCTGGTGATCCGGGAAGCCCTTAACGGATTGGAGGGATGGCTATGAGTATATTTTCAGGATTATTTCGGAGCCGGGATAAGCCCAAGGACGCGACCAGCGGAAGCTCCTACCGCTTCTTCTTCGGCGGCACGACCTCCGGCAAAGCTGTAACGGAACGCTCCGCCATGCAGATGACGGCGGTCTACTCCTGCGTTCGGATTCTATCCGAGGCGATTGCTGGCCTGCCCGTTCACCTGTACCGGTACGACGGCAGCGGCGGCAAGGAAAAAGCGACCACTCATCCGCTCTACTTCCTATTGCATGATGAGCCAAACCCGGAAATGACATCCTTTGTCTTTCGGGAAACGCTGATGACGCACCTTTTGCTGTGGGGAAACGCCTACGCGCAGATCATCCGAAATGGCAAGGGCGAGGTCGTGGCTCTCTATCCGCTTATGCCAAACCGCATGACGGTTGACCGCGACGCAGACGGTCACCTCTACTACGAATATCAGACCTCGCAGGATGAGGCGCACACGATGGATGGCAGCCGCGTCAGGCTCTCTCCAAGCGATGTGCTCCATATTCCCGGCCTTGGCTTTGACGGCCTGATGGGCTACAGCCCGATTGCGATGGCAAAGAACGCTATCGGCATGGCGATTGCCTGTGAGGAATACGGAGCTAAGTTCTTCGCTAACGGCGCGACGCCCGGCGGCATCTTGGAGCATCCCGGTGTGATAAAAGACCCGGAGCGTGTCAGGGAAAGCTGGAACTCAGCCTTCGGCGGCAGCGCCAATGCAAACAAGGTGGCGGTTCTTGAGGAGGGCATGAAATACACGCCCATCTCCATTTCACCGGAGCAGGCGCAGTTCTTGGAGACGCGGAAGTTCCAGATCAATGAGATCGCTCGTATCTTCCGCATCCCGCCTCATATGATCGGCGACCTTGAGAAATCGAGCTTTTCCAACATCGAGCAGCAGTCGCTGGAGTTCGTGAAATACACGCTCGACCCGTGGGTCTGCCGCTGGGAACAGTCCATGCAGCGGGCGCTTTTGTCTATGGACGAGAAGAAGGAATACTTCTTCAAGTTCAATGTGGACGGCCTGCTTCGCGGAGATTACCAGAGCCGCATGAACGGCTATGCGACCGGACGCCAGAACGGCTGGATGAGCGCTAACGATATCAGGGAGCTGGAAAATCTCGACCGTATCCCGGAGGAGGAAGGCGGCGACCTGTATCTTATAAACGGCAACATGACCAAGCTCAAGGACGCAGGCATTTTTGCAGCCTCGTCTCAGGGACAGGAGGAGCCAGATGAAACAGAAGAATCAAAACAAGAGCCGGAACAGCCACAGCAAAGTGAGCGCACCCGGCCACGAAAGAAGGAGGCACTATGACCAGAAAGTTTTGGAACTGGGTGCGAAACGAGGAACCGGACAGCTTTGGCTCAGACCGAACGCTCTACCTCGACGGGGAAATCTCCGATGAGACATGGTTCGGCGACGAGGTCACACCACAGTTATTCAAAGATGAATTAAGCAGCGGAGACGGAAACATCACCCTCTGGATCAACAGTCCGGGCGGTGATGTTTTTGCTGCTGCACAGATTTACAACATGCTGATGGATTACCCGCATGACGTAACGGTCAAGATCGACGCCCTTGCTGCCTCGGCGGCATCCGTCATCGCTATGGCCGGTACCAAGGTCTGCATGAGCCCTGTGGCCATGATGATGATCCACAATCCTGCGACCATCGCCATCGGTGATACCGAGGAGATGCAGAAGGCCATCGACATGTTAAACGAAGTCAAGGAATCCATCATGAACGCCTACGAAATCAAGTCCGGGCTTTCCCGCCACAAGATTTCACAGCTGATGGATGCCGAGACATGGATGAACGCCAAGGAGGCCGTTAAGCTCGGCTTCGCTGACGAGATTCTGTTCAAGGCGGGCGAGGAACCTGCCTCGGACGATGAGGCCGATACGGAGATGCTTTTCTCCCGCAAGGCCGTCACTGACTCACTGCTATCGCGGCTTATCCCTAAGAAAAAGCCGGAGGCAAATAAACACATGGTACCAGTAACCGATCTTGAGAAGCGCCTTTCGCTTCTCACACATTAAAGGAGGATTTTTATTATGACTCAGATTATGGAACTCATGGAAAAGAGAGCGAAGGCATGGGAGGCTGCAAAGGCTTTTCTTAACACCCACTCTCAGAACGGCGGCATGGTTTCTGCGGAGGATGCCGCAACCTATGACAAGATGGAGAAGGAAGTCACCGACCTCACCCACGATATCGAGCGCCTGCAGCGTCAGGAGCAGATCGACAAGATGATGAGCGCACCGACCTCTGCTCCCCTTACCGGAAAGCCCGGTGCCAAGGATGAGCCGGAGGATAAGCCCGGCATCGCTTCCAAGGCATACCGCTCCGCCTTCTGGAACAACATCCGCAAGCGCAACTACTACGATGTCCAGAACGTGCTGGAGGTCGGCACCGATGCCAACGGCGGATATCTCGTCCCGGACGAGTACGAAAAGCAGCTGATCGACGCGCTTCAGGAGGAGAACTTCTTCCGTTCCCTCGCTACGGTCATTCAGACCCAGTCCGGCACCCACACCATTCCGGTCGTCGCCTCTCACGGCACTGCCGCTTGGATGGATGAGAACGGCCTGTACCCTGAATCCGACGATACCTTCGACCAGATCAGCCTTTCCGCTTACAAGCTGGGCACGGCGATCAAGGTTTCCGAGGAGCTGATGAACGACTCCGTTTTCGACCTCGAAAAGTACATCTCCACCGAGTTTGCACGCAGGATCGGTGCTGCCGAGGAGGAGGCTTTCCTGATCGGCGACGGCAACAAAAAGCCCGAAGGCGTGTTCACCAAGGTGGCAGCCACTACCGGCGCGACCACAGAGATCAACAATGCCACGGTGTCCTTCGACGACATCATGGACGTGTTCCATTCGCTCCGCAGCGTCTACAGGAACAAGGCCATCTGGATCTTGAACGATACCACCATCAAGGCGCTCAGGAAGATCAAGGACAACAACGGGAACTACATCTGGCAGCCCTCTGTTGTGGCTGGCCAGCCCGACACCATCTTGAACCGTCCTTACAAGACCAGCATCTACGCGCCGGAGCTTGCTGCGGGCAATACCGCGATCCTCTTTGGCGACTTCAGCTTCTACTGGATCGCTGACCGTCAGGGACGCTCCTTCAAGCGCCTCTCCGAGCTCTATGCGGCAAACGGCCAGATTGGCTTCCTTGCTTCCGAGCGCGTGGACGGCAAGCTCATCCTTCCGGAGGCTGTAAAGGGTCTGTCCGTCAAGGCGGCCTCTTCTTCGAGAGGATAAGAAACTACTGTAACCAGCCGTCCGCAGGGATCACCCTCTCTGCGGGCGGTTTCATTTAAAGGAGGCGGACATGGAAGTAACACTGGAAGAAGCAAAGACCTATCTCCGCGTCTCTACAGGTGACGAGGACAGCCTGATTGAAAGCCTGATCTCTGCTGCGACAAAGCAGGTGCAGGACATCACAAGACAGTCCGACGAGGAGTTTATGGCAAATGAAGAAAAAGCCCTGATCCGCATCCGTGTGGCCGTGCTCTATACCGTAGGCTACCTGTACGAGCACCGGGAGGAAGCAGATCACCATGCGCTCAATATGACGCTTCGGTCTCTTCTCTTTGGCACCCGGAAGGAGGGCTTCTGATGAATATTGCAGCAATGCGGGTGCGCGTCACCTTTCAGAAGAATGCGGTCACGGTTGATAAGTACGGAAACCACAAAAACGGCTGGACGGATTACTTCTCCTGCTGGGCGACCGTAGGCACAAGCACCGGTTCCGAGTCCACCGGCGTCGTGATAAACCCAGAGGAATCGCTGGATTTTACCTGCCGCTACTGCTCCGAGCTGTCTGTCGTGGAATCCACGAAGTACCGGATCATAGCTGAGGGCAAGACCTACAACATCACCTATGTAAATCCGATGGGCTACAAGCGAAACAGCATCAAATTCAACTGCAAGCTGGAGAAACCGAAATGAGCAGAACCGTATCAATCGACGAAATGGATAACGCGATCATGGAGGAGCTTGAAAAGTATGCCGACCTTGCCGCTGATGAGCTGAAAGCTGCGGTCAAGGAAACGGCAGCTTCCGTCCGCAAGGACATACAGTCAGGCGCTCCCGTGGATACCGGCAAGTACAAGAAAAGCTGGTCGGTCAAAAACGTCCGGGAGGATTCCGAGAGCATCAAGCTTGTGGTGCATTCGAGGAACCGCTACCAGATCGCGCACCTCTTGGAACATGGCCACGCCAAGCGCGGAGGAGGCCGAGTTGCTGCAAAGCCTCATATCGCCTCTGCCGAGCAGCGCGGAAATGAAAAGCTGATGCAGACCATCGAGCAGAAACTGAAAGGCGGCTGATATGACATACGACAATGTAATCGAAATGCTGGAGGAAGCCGGGCTCCCACTTGCCTACGACCATTTTGCCGAAGGTGAGTCGCCAGACCCGCCCTTCCTCGTTTTTCTGTTTCCGGGAACGGATAACGTGTTCGCTGATGACACGGTCTATAAGAAAATCGACCAGTTAAACATCGAGCTTTACACGGACAAGAAAGACCCGGAGATAGAAACCACCATCGAGGACATCCTCCTCTCCCATGAGCTTCCCTATGAGAAGTCGGAGGTCTGGATCGAATCGGAAAAGATGTACGAGGTTCTTTATCAAACACAGATGATAGGAGGATAAACCACTATGGCTAATAAGAAAAACAAGGTCAAGTTTGGCCTGAAAAACTGCCACTACGCTATCGCAACGCTGGCCGAGGACGGCACCGTCACCTTCGGTACACCTGTTGCGATGCCCGGCGCAGTATCCCTTTCGCTTGATGCAGAGGGTGAAAACGACCCGTTCTATGCGGACGACTCCGTATATTACATGGTCTCTAACAACAACGGCTATTCCGGCGACTTCGAGCTGGCGCTGATTCCGGAGAGCTTTCTTACGGATGTCATGCACGAGGTTGAGGATGCCAACGGCGTCATCGCTGAGAACAAGGACGTGGAGCCTGAGCATTTTGCGCTGCTCTTTGAGTTCTCCGGCGACCAGAGGAAGATCCGTCACTGCATGTACTACTGCAGCGCGACCCGTCCCTCTGTCTCCGGCAGCACAAAGGAGGACTCCACCGAGGTGCAGACGGAAACGCTCTCCATTACGGCAACGCCTCTGCCTTCCGGTCTCGTGAAGGTCAAGACCGGCACCAATACCAGTGAGGAGACCTACAACAACTGGTACAACGCAGTCTATCAGCCGCAGGCCGCTGTGAATGTCCCTGAGACGCCTGCGGAAGATGTGACTGAGTAAGGAGGCGCACTATGGCAGTAACAAAATCCGTCGAGATTGACGGCAAGGAGGTCACCTTCCGTGCCTCTGCCGCCATCCCTCGTCTTTACAGAAACAAGTTTCACCGGGATATCTACAAGGACTTGAATGAGCTGCAGAAAGGCATCGACGAGAACGATCCGGAAAACTCTAATCTGGATACCTTCTCCCTTGAGCTTTTCGAGAACATCGCGTGGCTCATGGCAAAGCACCAGAACCCGGATGTCCCGGATACTCCGGAGGACTGGCTCGACCAGTTCAATACCTTCTCGATTTACGAGATTCTCCCGCAGATCATAGAGCTTTGGGGACTGAACGTGGAACAGCAGGTTACCTCTAAAAAAAACATCGCAACACTGAGCGGGAAATGACGACCCCGCTCTTTTTACTCCGATGCGTGCAGATCGGGCTTCAAATCTCGGAGCTCGATTTGCTCACCATCGGGACTGTCAACGACATGTATTCAGAAATGGACATGGACGATTATCCGTTCGCCGAGGTCGCAACGCAGGCACAGATGGATCGATTTTAACAGGAAGGAGGTCATCGCATGGCTGACAGGATAAAAGGCATAACCGTGGAAATCGGCGGCGATACGACCGGCCTTTCCAAAGCGCTCTCCGACGTAAACAAGGAAATCAAAAACACGCAGTCGCAGCTTAAAGACGTCAATAAGCTCCTAAAGCTCGACCCGACGAATACCACGCTGCTTGAGCAGAAACAGAAGCTCCTTAAACAGGCTGTCTCCGAAACGAAAGATAAGCTCACACAGCTGAAGTCCGTGCAAGACCAGATGGATGCTGGACTCAAAAACGGTACCGTCACCCAGCAGCAATACGATGCATGGCAGCGTGAGATCATAGAGACAGAAAACGAGCTTAGAAACCTCGAACAGCAGTGCAGAGAAACAGACTCCCATATCTCAGCTACCTTAAAGCAGACCGGAAGCAAGCTGCAGGAAGTCGGCGGCAAGATATCCAGTGTGGGCACAGGACTGACCACGCATGTCACGGCTCCGATTATGGCCATCGGCGCAGCTTCCCTTGCTGCCTTTAATGAAGTGGATGCAGGGCTTGATATCGTGGCGCAGAAAACCGGCGCTACGGGAAAAGCTCTGGAAGACATGAACCAGATCGTCAAAGACCTCGCCACAGAGATACCGACGGACTTCGAAACTGCCGGTGCCGCTGTCGGCGAGGTCAACACCCGCTTCGGCTTAACCGGGCAGGCGCTTGATGATCTCTCTGCAAAATTCATAAAGTTTGCCCAGCTCAACGACACCGATGTTTCGACATCTATCGACAACGTGTCCTCGGTTATGAACGCCTTCGGTATGGACGCATCTGAAGCAGACTCCCTTCTTGATGCATTAAACGCCACCGGTCAGGCGACCGGCATTGATATGGATACCCTCGCGGGCGCTCTTTCCTCCAATGCCATCCAGCTAAAGGAAATGGGACTGACCGCCCAGCAGGCTGCCGGTTTCATGGGCATGGTGGAAATGTCCGGTCTTGATACCTCATCTGCCATGATGGGTCTTAAGACCGCCATGAAGAATGCGACGAAGGACGGCAAAACGCTGGATCAGGCGCTTGCTGATTTCTCCCAGACCATGAAAGGCAACGGCTCTGAAACGGAAAAGCTGCAGGCGGCCTATGACCTTTTCGGAAGCAAGGCAGGTGCGTCGATTTACAATGCCGTCCAGACCGGGAAACTGAGTCTTGATGACCTTGCCGGTTCCCTCGGTGACTTTGAGGGAAGTGTCGAGAACACCTTCAACGAGACCCTCGACCCGATTGACCAGTTCAAGATGACGATGAACTCCCTGAAGGAAACCGGCGCGGAAATCGGAAACACCCTCGCTACCGTTCTGGCTCCGGTCTTAAAGGACATCTCCGCAGCCCTGAAGGCATTTGCTGAAATGTGGAGCAAGATTCCGGCTCCGGTTCAGCAGACGATTGTAAAGATCGCCCTTGTGGCTGCGGCTATCGGCCCGATTCTGGTGGTGGTCGGAAAGATCATCTCGGCGGTCGGCACGATTATGACGATCATACCGCAGGTTTCTGCTGCAATCGGTGTGGTAAAAGGCGCGATGGCAGCCCTGAACGCGACCATGCTGGCCAATCCTATCGTCCTAATCATCGCTGCGATTGCGGCGCTGGTGGCTGCCTTCATCTATCTTTGGAACACGAACGAGGGCTTTAGGCAGTTCTGGATCGACCTGTGGGAAAACATCAAGCAGGCAGTCGTTACGGCATGGGAGGCGATCAAGAGCTTCTTCTCCACTGTCTGGGAGACCATCAAGGGAATCTTCGAAGCTGCGGTGAACGGCATCAGCACCTTCCTCACAAATGCATGGATGGCGATCACGACCACGGTGCAGACGGTTTTTAATGCCATAAAGACTTTCTTTGAAACGATCTGGAACGCCATAAAGACTGTTTTTGAGACCGTGTTCAATGTGATAAAAACTATCGTCACCACCTACTTCAATATCTACAAGACGATCATCGAGACCGTCCTGAATGTGATAAAGGCAGTGGTCACGACGGTATGGAACGCAATAAAAACCGTGGTCACAACAGTCGTCACGGCAATCCAGACCTTCATCACCACGGCTTGGAATGCCATAAAGACAGCGGTCACTACTGTGATGAATGCCATAAAAACTGTGGTATCTACGGTCTGGAACGGGATAAAGACCACCATCATGACTGTGGTAAATACCGTGAAAAACGGCATCACCACAGCCTTCAACGCCATAAAAAATACGATATCGAATGTCCTAAACGGCATCAAGAATACCGTCTCTAATGTGTTCAACGGGATCTGGAACTTTATTTCCGGCATCGTGAACAAGCTGAAGAACGTATTCAACTTCCACTGGGAGCTGCCAAAGATCAAACTGCCGCACTTCTCCATCTCCGGGAGCTTCTCTCTAAACCCGCCGTCTATCCCGCATTTTTCTGTGGAATGGTACAAGAAGGCGATGGGAAACGGCATGATCCTCGATTCACCGACCATCTTCGGCATGAGCGGGAATACGCTCCTTGGCGCAGGAGAAGCCGGTGCGGAGGCTATTGTCGGTGTTGACTCCCTGCGCGGCATGATTCAGGATGCAGTGGCCGGACAGACCTCGGCTATCGTTACTGCTCTTGCAGGTGTCGGCGGCGGAGGCGATATCACCATCCCGGTTTATCTTGGAGGCACGCTGCTTGACGAGACGATTGTCACAGCTCAGCAGCGAATGGCGCTCCGGTCAGGAGGCAGATGATGGCTTTTTCACACTATTTGAATATTGACGGCGTAGAGATGCCGCTTCCAGCCTCCTATGACCTGTCCCTCTCTGATGTGGAGGCGGACAGCTCCGGAGAGACGGAGGCCGGAACCACCCAGCGAGATATTGTCCGCTCCGGCGTGGCAGAAATATCTGTGGCCTTTCAGGTGTCTCCCGCATGGCTTAAAACCCTGTCAGCAATGCGGAGCCTCCCTCGGCTCTCTGTGGACTTTTTCAATACCGAGACGATGGTCAGGGAAAACCGTGAGATGTACATGGACGGCTTCAAGGTTTCCCTTGCCCACGACACCAGCAAGAAAGGCTTATGGAAGGTCAGCTTCACGCTGAAGGAATATTAAACGGGAAGGAGCGATGCTCATGTACAGCGTATCAGACGCATATAAAACTGCGATACAGGAAAACACTCGCTCCTTCACATGGTCTGGGAAGATCACCACAACCGCCGGACGAGAATATCCTTTCACAAACGAGGACATCGTAAAGGGCTCCGGGTATGTTTCCCGGCAGTGCTCCGGTTCCTCTGAAATCGAGCTCGGCTCTGTCTATGCGGCAGAGCTTGGAATTTCTCTGTTTTCCGATATTGACCGATATTCCTTGGAAAATGCAGAGGTTGAGCTCATCTTTCATATGAACCTCTCTGATGACACCGTTGAGGACGTCCCGATGGGCATCTTCTATGTCGCTGAGGCAAACCGGAAAATAAAAACGCTTGAGATAAAAGCCTATGACGCGATGCTGAATTTTGATAAGGCGTATAGCGAGGCGCAATCCAGCGGGTATCCTTATGATTTTCTCACTGCAATGTGTACGACATGCCATGTGGAGCTTGCTCATACGCAGGAAGAAATCGAAGCCCTGCCAAACGGCGCAGAGCTCCTTGGTATTTATCCGGATAATGATATCGAAACTTGGCGTGACTTCCTGCATTATCTCGCGCAGGCGCTCTGCTCGTTTGCCTTTATCAACCGCGAGGGAAAGCTGCAGCTGGTTCAGTACGGTGAAAGCCCAGTATGTACGGTAAATAACACCCACCGCTATTCCAGCAGCTTCTCGGATTTCGTGACAAGGTATACTGCGATCAGCTCCACAAACCGACGTACTAATACCGCCGAATATTATTCTCTCGATCCCGACGACGGCCTCACCATGAATCTTGAGACAAATCCTCTGCTGCAGTTTGGACTTGATGAGACCAGAAGCCGTATTCTCAACAACATCCTGAATGCAATCTCGGTCATTCGGTATGTTCCGTTTGATTCCGAGACCATAGGTGATCCTGCTCTGGAACCCGGCGATGTGCTCACTTTTACCGGCGGGCAGGCGGACTCCTCCCAGATGGCTGCGATTACTTCCATCACAACAAAGATAAATGGGAAATGCTCTTTAAAATGTGTCGGCAAAAATCCTCGCCTTGCGGAAGCAAAAAGCAAGAATGATAAGGACATCACCGGCCTTATCAATTCTGTTGAGAGCACAAAAATGGCGACCTATTCCTATATGAATGCCATGCCCTACACCCTTGGCGAGGAGCCAGTATTCATCGTCAGCTTGGAGTTTGCCACGCAGGAAGAAACAGACTGCGAGTTCAAAGCTGCTGTCCTTATAAATGTGACGGCAGCGCCAGTGGATCGTTCCGTTACTGCCGAGGGCACAGGAACCACTATTCTCCCCGAAGAAACCACGAATGAGAACGATAATCCCATCACCAATGACAGAGAACTTGAAACCACTGTTACCGTACCTGTGGAATGGCAGGAGGACGGCCAGTCTGTCATCAGAGTCGGGTATGTTGTTGACGGCCATGAGGTGGAGGAATTCCATCCGATGGAGACTTGGCACACCGGTGCTCATATCCTGAACCTGTTTTATCCGCTTCTGGATATGACAGAAAAGACACTGCACACCTTTGCCGTATGGATCACTATTGCTCCCGGCAGCGCAACGATAAATGCTCAGAACATCATTGCTTCCATCACCGGTCAAGGCTTGGGTGCTCAGGACAGATGGAATGGCCGCATTGATGCCAGTGACGATTATATTCCGCTCGTGCTTTCTGGCCTTCAGCATCTCCCCTTTGAAGAAGCCATGGAGACCATTCTCCATACACCGGAACCAGCCGGAGCTTCTGATGCTGTGTCGCCGATGCTCCTATCCGGCATGGCACTTTATGCCCTTTCCGACAACGTGCGCACCTTTGCGCCTATTGTTCATGACATCGTGGATGTAAGCGACAAACGGAAGATGTCATACAGCCGAGACTATATAGAGGATGATACACAGTTTTCTCTCCGGAAGTCTTACACAATTTTTGGTGGCACTGAGCGAAACCTGAACCGTGGCCGTATGGATTCGCTGACCATTTCAACAGCAGATTTTGATTCACTGACAAGCATCGTAATCAATCCGTTTGTTACGGAACCATTCATAAATGGAAGAATCCTCCCGGCACGGGTACTCACAGACACTGCCTATACCATTCATGAAAATGGCAGCCTGAAGCTAAAGACCGAGTATGCGGAACTCATCGAGGGTGAGGCCGCAGAAATCGACCGAGGCAGACTTGCAGTTTATCCGCTTGGACTTACCGCGTTCGAATCGATAACAGAATTGGAGGTGCAAAGTGGCTGATTACTTTTCTATCTCAGAGCTTCTTCAAAGCACTGATAACATGACCTATATACGAAACAACGTCGGAAATGACAGTGGCACGGACATTGTTCCCGGTGTCAGCTGGTTTACCTACAATTCCGTGACCGCTGAGAATATCTATGTAAATGGAAACTCGTGGATGGGGATTGGCACCAATGGCGAACAGGTAAAAGTCCACCGGCGCGACGCAATGAGCTGGACAATCCGTCGAGAGGAAGGGACGATCTACAACTACTATAGGTTTTTGCGCGTCCGCTGGGAGGGATACTCACAGTACAGCATGACGAGTGCTGATGTAAAGCTGGTCTGGGATCTGCTGCTTTTGGATACCGGCGATATCGTTCTTCATTTTGAAACGATACCCACAAACCCTTCCTACCTTGGCGAGTGCACCCTTGTAACCGGTACCGGGAATATTTCCTTCACGCCTGTTGCAGGAGGATGTGTGACTTTTTTGCACCAGAATGACAGTGGGACAGCCTTCGTCCGTTCAGATGAGCTTCCGGTGCTTCTCGATCCATACAACCGACGCTATCTGATAACAGACGCCACAGGAGCCCTTTATACCGTGGAGGAAGGAAGCCTTTTAAAGCTCAGTGAAACCGAGCTGACCGCAGAAGTGTTTGAAACTTACGGCGTGCAGGATATCCCGGACGGAGCCCTGCTTCTTACGCTCGTAGATCCGACCATCCTCTACTGGCACGATTCCGAGAACAGGTTCCCGCCCTTCACAGCGAGTTATACCGGCGTGCCGAAACCGCAGGTAATCTACTCGGAAAATATCGACATGTCCGATTCATCTATTATTGGCATTGAGAAGGTCACAGTAGACTGCGATGATTCAGCGCTCTTTGCCGTTTCCTTTGATGCCGGAGAAAGCTGGTGGACTTATACCGGCTCCTCGTGGGCAAGGTTATCGGAGGAAGCATCCGGTATGTCGAAAGCCGCACTGGAAGCTATCTCTACAAATGCATGGGCAGAGAAAGCCATCACCGGCCAGCTGATGTACCGCTTTGTGATTAGCGGCGAGAACGGATATGTACGTTCAATCACCACAGACTATCTGAACACGGAGGAATAACTATGCTCAAAGGAAAAAGTATTATAGAGCTCACAGATGTCCATACCGGTAAAAAGGAAATCTATGAAGATGAAAACCTTGTAACGGAAGCCATCTTTGATATTCTCAACACAAATATTCAAGGCGCGATGTATAACAGTCCCAGCTTTGACAGCCAGAGCGGTGAAGCATGGCTTCTACCTATATATCAGCGGCTCACTGGCGGCATTCTTCTTTATCAGGACGAGATTGAGGAAGATCCATCCGTTATATACGCTCCCCTCAATAATCCACTGATCGGGTATGCCTCAAATGATGCTAACAATACGGAGGATATCCAGCGCGGCAGCCGCAACCTGACAGAGAGCAAGGCTGTGGACGGCGGCTTCAAATATGTATGGGACTTTGCCACTTCGCAGGCCAATGGCACCATCTCCTGCATTTGCCTGACAAATGTTCTCGCCGGACGCGGCTGCAAGTATGGTGCAAACTATTTTGTTCGTCTGAAAGGCGACACCCCTATCAGCGGAGAGATTGATAATAACAGCTATCGGCATAACCATCGGACTTTTATTGCTGATGGATACCGACTGGAGATGATTGCTGTCCGCAACAGCACTTCTGTGAATCTTAGAAAGGTTCCGGAGGACTACATCCACGCACGCCTGATGGTCAGAACTTATACTCAGATGGCGACAGAGGCCATCGAGGAAACAAACATCGAAATGAACCACTACCCTTATTGGACGCACTACACCGGAGGCGGGAGCAAAGACGATACCGACGCTCCTTACTGGAATGATGAAAACCGAATGGATTATCTTTTCCACGCTTCGGATGGCAACTGGTACGGCATTGCCCGAAAAGAAATCCGCACCTACACTGGCGTGCGATACGGTTCTGAAGTATACGACCGCACCGGCTTTGAGTGGTATATGGATAAGATCAGTGGTGACAGATGCACGACCCAAAGGATCATCCTGCCTTCCGACACTACTGACATTTCCAATATCGGCATGAGCGGCAAATGGCTGATGTTTGCTATCGGAAGCACCGTCTATCGCCTCGATACGACGAATGTGGCAAACATAGAGGTCGTGGCAAACGCCAGCTATAACAATAACCAGCAGTACACCTTCTGTATCGATGATGAAGTTGTCATCAATGGCTGGTACTACTACGACGGCAGACCTGCCCTCTACGTAAGAAATAAGGACACTTATACGGACGGTGAGCAGTGGGGACATCGTATGGTCTCTATGTATAAGACCTACGCCTATCAGGAATTTTTCTACAGCTACTACGGATATCATTTCCGTAAGGAGCTGTATTTGTATACGCCGTACCTCGCCACCATCAACAATCTCTCCACACCCGTTATCAAGACGGCGGATAAAACTATGAAAGTCACCTATACGCTGACAGAAACGGAGGAAGCATGATAAAGTTTGAAATCCCATATAACCTTGATCCGGCCTATCCGGAAAAGCTCCTGCAGAGGCCTGCTCTGATTCCGTACATTGATTGCATCTATGCCGCTGCGTGGAAGGATGACTGCGATAATACCCGCTTTGACATTACCTTCCGGAGCGACTATCCGAAAACCTACGAGGAATATGTCGAGCGCATCAAAAGCCTTCTCGCCCTCGGCATCCCTGTCTGCATACTCGCCCAGAAGAAGACAACCATCACCATGATCCGAAAATACCGCGCCCTTGGCATCCACCAGTTTATTCTGAATGATGACAAGCTGGCGGCAAGGATCAAGCAGGAATATCCGGAAGTGCGGCTTACGTTATCCATCACGCGGGCGCTGACCCTATCCGAGCTTCAAACCGGTGATTATTCCATGTATGACCGGATTGTATTGTTCCACTGGTTTGCCCGGCATCTGGAAGCTCTGCAACAGCTCCCGACCGGCTATCAGTACACCATGATTGCAAACAGCGCCTGCTACCATGACTGCAAATGGCATGACGAGCACTGGTTCCTTAAAGGCGATACACCGGAAAACTACGCCAAGGAATCTGAACGCGTCTGTTCAAGCTGCACAGCGCTTCTGTCAAAAGGGAAACAGCAGTCAGCATATATCGAGCCAGAAGACCTGAGATACTTTGACCCGTATGTCTCGCGCTATAAGCTGGTTGACCGCTATGATGATACGGACACCATTTTCAACAATTTGTATTCCTACTCCGCACGCATCGGTAGCGGCGGGAAGCCAAAAGAATACTATAACCTGTAACTCGGAATTAGGCAGCGCCAAGGCGGCAGCTGCTTTTTTCATGCCAAGAAAAAGGAGGAATCACAACATGAAAGAATTCTGGAACTCTATTCAATTAGCTTTTGCCGCTGTCGGAGGATGGCTGGGCTACTTCCTTGGAGGATGTGACGGGCTGCTGATTGCCCTGATTATCTTTGCTGTCTGCGACTATATCACTGGTGTTATGTGCGCCATCGTCGATAAGAAGCTGTCCAGCGAAGTGGGCTTCAAAGGCATCTGCCGCAAAGTGCTCATCTTCGTGCTTGTCGGTATTGGAAACGTCGTTGATGTTCAGGTGCTCGGCCAGCCGGGAGTGCTCAGAACGGCGATCATCTTTTTCTATTTGTCCAATGAGGGTCTGTCTCTGACAGAAAACTCCGCTCATCTCGGACTACCTATCCCTGAGAAATTGAAAGCGGTTTTAGAGCAGCTCCACGACCGCGACAGTGAGGAGGAACACAAGCATGATGAATAAAGGAATTGACGTATCCCATTGGCAGGGAAACATTGACTGGAACAAGGTCAAAAAGGCCGGTATCGAGTTTGCCATCATCAAAGCTGGCGGCTCCGATGCCGGTTTTTATACGGATAGTAAGTGGGAAGCAAATTACAAAGGTGCGAAAGCAGCCGGTATTCCTATCGGCGCATATTATTTTGTCGGTAAGGACTGCGTGACCGCTGCCGCCGGAAAAGCTGATGCAGAGCGCTTTCTGAAAATCCTGAAGGGAAAACAGCTTGAATACCCGGTCTACATGGATAATGAAGCACAACCTGCTTCTGCCAAGGTCGGTATCACGGAGGCCACCATTGCTTTCTGCGAGACAATGGAATCCGCCGGATACTTCGTCGGCATTTACGGCTCCGCTGTTTCTGGCTTCAAAGAGCGCATGGACGACACGAAGCTCACGCCTTACGCTCACTGGGTAGCACAATATGCCAGCAAGTGTTCCTATAAGGGCAACTACGGCATCTGGCAGTATTCTTCCAAAGGCTCTGTCGATGGCATCAGCGGCAACGTAGATCTGGACTATGGCTATGTGGATTATCCCGCCATCATCAAGAGCGGCGGCTTCAACGGCTATACGAAGGATGCCTTTGACGACAACACCCCTGCTCCAGCGACAAACTCCCAGCGTGACCAGATCATCGCACAAGCAAGAGCATGGCTTGGAAAGAAGGAATCCGACGGCAGCCATAGAGAAATTATTGACGTCTATAACAGCCACAAGCCCCTCGCCAGAGGATATGCCGTGAAATACACAGACGCATGGTGTGCAACTTTTGTTTCTGCCCTCGCCATCAAGTGCGGCCTGACCGATATCATTCCGACCGAATGCGGCTGCGGTCAGATGGTCACCCTTTTCCAAAAGCTCGGTGAGTGGATTGAAAATGATGCTTATCTCCCTTCTCCCGGCGATGTTATCTTCTATGACTGGCAGGATTCTGGTTCCGGAGACAACACCGGCTGGCCAGATCACGTCGGTATCGTCGAGGAGGTTTCCGGCAAGACCATCACCATCATCGAAGGAAATAAGAGCGATTCTGTCAGCAGACGAACGCTGCAGGTCAACGGCAAATACATCCGTGGCTATGGCGTACCGAAGTACAATACCGGCTCCGTCACTCCTGATCCGGTTGCTCTGAGAAAGACCGTGGACGAGCTCGCCAAGGAAGTGCTGGACGGCAAATGGGGAAACGGAACTGACCGCAAAGAACGCCTCACCGCTGCCGGGTATGATTATTCTGCTGTGCAGGCAAAGGTCAATGCTCTGGTGAAAGCAAAGAGTGAATCTGCTGTTTTCTATACCGTGAAAAGCGGCGATACCCTCTCTTCCATCGCCCAAAAGTATGACACCAGTGTTTCTGCGATTCAAAAACTCAATCCAACGCTCATCAAAAACGTAAACCTGATCCTGACCGGCTGGAAGATTAGAGTGAAATAACCGAATATCCCATCTGCTATGCCTGCGAGTGTTCTTCGGAATACCCGCAGGTTTTTTTTATTTTCCTCCGCTCAAAACAGCCTGCAATCTCCAGTGGAAACTGGAGGTGGATATGTTATGCCAAACGAAAATACAAATGTTCAATCTGGATATTTTACACAGGAGCGGATTCAAGGCGATCTGGACTATAGCCGGGCGCAGGATATCTCCAAAAAGATGCTCGATGACGGCCTGATTTCTGTGGCTGAATTCAACAAATTAACCGCCATCAATCGGGAAACTTTCTCTCCCTTGTTCGCGGAAATAATGCCAGAAATACCTTGATATGTAGCGGCTTTAGAGTGATGTATAGACGTACGGAAAGGAGGGACTTCCCTTGAAAAAAGTAACAAAAATCGCGGAAGCAGCGAACACAAAAGTCAAGCTCAAGAAGATCAGGGTAGCCGCCTACTGCCGCGTCTCCACAGATTCCGATGCACAGCTTGAAAGCCTTGAGGCTCAGAAGACGCACTACGAAACCTACATCACTTCCCGTGATGACTGGGAGTTCGCAGGCCTCTACTACGACGAGGGTATCACCGGTACTAAGAAAGATAAGCGTCCGGAGCTCATGCGGCTCATCGGTGACTGCAAAGCCGGTAGGATAGATTTCATTGTTACGAAGTCTATCAGCCGCTTCAGCAGAAATACAACGGACTGCTTAGAGTTGGTCAGAAAGCTGCTTGATCTGAACATTCCGATCTTCTTCGAGAAGGAGAACATCAACACCGGATCGATGGAGAGCGAGCTTTTTCTGGCAATCCTCTCCGGCATGGCCGAAAGTGAATCTGTTTCCATATCAGAAAACAGCAAGTGGTCAATTCAGAAACGCTTCGAAAACGGAACCTTCAAATGCAGCTACCCACCCTACGGATATGATTGGGACGGCGAACAGATGGTAATCAACCCTGAGCAGGCAGCTGTGGTAAAAGAAATCTTCGCAGCTCTGCTCTCCGGCAAAGGCACACACGCCATCGCGGATGACTTGAACCGTCGCGGCGTTTCTTCCAAGCGAGGCGGACGCTGGACGGCCACAACTATACGCGGCATGCTTTCAAATGAGAAATACGTCGGCGACTGCCTTTTCCAGAAAACCTATTCTGATTCACAATTTGTCCGACACAACAACCACGGTGAGCAGACGCAATACATGGTCACGGAGCATCACGAACCGATCATCAGTCGTGAGGATTTTGAAGCTGCAAGGATTTTTATAAGTCAGCGGGCTTCCGAAAAAGGCGTGACAAAAGGTACCGATAAATACCAAAACCGATATGCTTTCTCCGGCAAGATCATCTGCGGTGAATGCGGCGACACCTTCAAGCGCCGGATTCATAGCTGCACCGATCACAAATACATCGCGTGGTGCTGCAACACCCATATCAAAGACAAGGATAGGTGCCACATGCTATTTGTAAAAGACGATGCGCTGAAGCAGGCATTCACCACGATGTTGAACAAGCTGATTTTTTCACACCGGCAAATCCTGAAGCCTTACTTAGAATCGTTAAAAACCTCATCGTCAGATGATTCCCTTCATCGTATTCAGCAGATTCAAACCCTTCTGGCTCAGAATACCGAAAAGCGTGAGACTCTTACAATGCTCATGACGCAGGGAATCATTGATCCCGTACTCTACAGTCAGGAAACAAACGAACTGCTTTCACAGGCAGACAGTTTCCGAGATGAGATTGAAGCCCTGAAGAATGAAGTCTCCGGGGATGTAAATAAAGTCACCGAAACCACAGCACTGATTCATTTCGCAGAAAAGAGCGCCATGCTTCAGGAGTTCGACAAAGACTTATTTGACAGATATGTAAAGCGCATCATCGTTCATTCCAGAAACGATATCCGGTTTGAACTGAAATGCGGCCTGACGCTCAGGGAAAGGAAGTGAGGATATGGGACATACACCATACGGATACAGAATTAAGAGCGGTTGCGCTGTGATTAACGAAGAAGAAGCCGCTAAAATCAGGAACCTATACGAGAATTACATCGCCGGAATGGCACAGTCAAAAGCTGCCATCGAGGCAGGCATCGAGACCTACCACAGCTCAGCCAAGCGCCTAATGCAAAACAGGCACTACCTTGGCGATGATTTCTACCCGGCAATCATCGATCAAGAGACCTTCGACAAGGCAGAAGCGATTCGTCTGGAACGTGCCGGTAAGCTCGGAAGGCTGAACCTTCTGAAAAGCTCAAAGCCTATAAAGGTTCCGACACACTTCTGGTTTGCAGAAGCGGAGAAAGAATACGAAGATCCGAGGCTACAGGCAGAGTATCTGTACAGCCTCATTGAAAGCGAGGCGATCTAATGGGAAATGTTATGGTCATCCCGGCCAAAAGGCAGGTCGGGAACACGGTAAAACAATCCGAGCAGAAAAAGCTCCGCGTCGCAGCCTATTGCCGAGTCAGCACGGATTCCGACGAACAGGAAAGCAGCTATGAGGCGCAGGTCACGCATTACACGGAGTACATCCAGAAGAATCCCGACTGGGAACTGGCAGGCATATTTGCGGACGATGGCATATCCGGTACCAACACCAAAAAGCGTGACGAGTTCAACCGCATGATTGACGAGTGCATGTCCGGAAACATTGACATGATCATCACCAAGTCCATCAGCCGATTTGCCCGAAACACTCTCGACTGCCTCCAATACATCCGGCAGCTCAAGGACAAGAACATTCCGGTCTATTTCGAGAAGGAATCCATAAACACGCTGGATGCCAAAGGCGAGGTGCTCCTTACGATCATGGCGAGCCTTGCTCAGCAGGAAAGCCAATCAATGAGCGAGAACATAAAGCTCGGCCTTCAATACCGCTATCAGCAGGGCAAGGTTCAGGTTAACCACAACCGCTTCCTCGGCTATACCAAGGATGAGAACGGCAACCTTGTCATTGATCCGGAACAGGCCGAGATCGTAAAACGCATCTACCGGGAATACCTCGAAGGCTCCAGCATGGACAAGATTGCTTCCGGTCTTATGGCTGACGGCATTTTAACCGGTGCAGGAAAAGAAAAATGGCACACAAGCACCATCAACAAGATTCTCCGAAACGAGAAGTATATGGGTGACGCGCTGCTTCAAAAGACCTACACCACAGACTTCCTGACGAAGAAGCGCATCAAGAACAACGGCACCGTACCTCAATACTACGTTGAAGGCGACCACGAAGCGATCATTCCAAAAGACCTCTTCATGCAGGTGCAGGCGGAGCTTGTCCGTCGCCGAGTAGTCCACGTCAGCCCGACAGGCAAGAAACGCAGCTTCTCCTGCAATCACTGTTTTGCACAGATGGTTTTCTGCGGAGACTGCGGCGAGCTTTACCGGCGCGTTCACTGGAATAACCACGGCTGCAAGTCCATCGTCTGGCGCTGCATCAGCCGATTGGAGCCGGGCTCCGCAGACACAAACTGCACCAACCGGACGGTTAACGAGCTCCTGCTGCAGGAAGTCACGGTCACAGTCATCAATCAGATTCTGACAGAGCGCGGCACCTTTCTAAAACAGTTGCAGGCCAATATCGCCAAGGCCGTAGTCAGCGCCGATACCCTATCGCCGGATGGCATTCAAGCTCGGCTGGAAGAACTGCAAAAAGAGCTCATCAAGAAGGCAAACAACAAACAGGATTACGATGCCATCGCTGACGAAATCCTCAGACTCAGGGAACAGAAGGAACAGTCCGAGGTCGACAGCCACCACCGGGAAGAAGCCATGAACCGGATCAAGGAACTGCAGGACTTTATCTTCAAGCAGAAAACAGACATCACAGAGTTCGACGAAGCTCTGGTAAAAAAGCTCATCGAGAAGATCACCGTCTTTGCCGACCACTTCACTGTGGAATTCAAGTCCGGGATCACAATTGATATAGAGGCATAAAAAGAGCAAGCATCACAGACTTATTATCTGAGATGCTTGTTTGCTTTACCTCCAACATGTTAAAGGTTTTATTTCAATTATTCGATCTGGAGAAATCTGAATACCGTTTTTCATCAGAAGAATATGCTCAAATGGCTCTCCAAAGGCGGTATCGTAAGCCATCGTTAAATACATCAATACTTTGTCCTTATCGCTCTGATCATCGTCCCCGTCAAAAACAATATCGAAACCATTTACTTGAGCTACTATTTCATATGGGAAATGCGACTGCTCCCATTCCTCAGATAATTTTAATCTTAATAGGTTGTCAATATCCCATAGTATTTCCGGGCGGCAATGAACCTGACCCCCATAAGGACTTCTTTCCCATACCGATAAAAATCCGCAAGTTGTAAAATCATAATAGAACTTTCTTCCAATCGACCAACATAAATATTCCTGTGTACCTGTTCTGGGACAATTGCCAGCATTATAAGAAATATCAAAGGCTTTCCCTTTATATGTCAATAATGCGTCCTCTATATTTATTATTATCCCGTGCCGATCTAAAAAAACTCTCAGTTCTGATTCGACACAAAGATATGCTTGCTTTAAATCTAAGATCCCATATTTCTTTATAGCTTCACACTCGTTTGCACTCGTGGTTACGTGAAAATACACAAAATTAAAATCAAGATATGTTCTCGGAAGATGTCCGAATCTTTTTATTACCTCTTCCACTAAATCATCTGTATATCTGTATTCACTTTCATGCCCTACAAATTTTTCCCAAGTTGAAATGTCGACTCCGCTTAGTCCTACTAATGTTTTACAGGCATTTGCAGAAGATCGTATATCATAAGTATTAAACAA